GTCGCTCCAATAGGAGCCCTGCGTTTACAAGCCCACACTCGTGTACACGAGTGGGCTAGATCCTTGCTCATGGATTCCCATGAGGAAGGATTCCGACGCCTCCGCACTATTGCGGAATTGTTGGAAAAGATCGCCGGAGGTCAAACCTTCCCCGATCTTTCTCGATATGATATTCGAGAAATGGAGGACCACTTTTGTAAGTGGATCCCCCATGAGGACGCCCCTGTACAGGGTTACGCGCCTCAATTGGTCATCGACCGCGTGACCAATGCTGCTTAACGGCCCAGTGGCCGTGAAGTAGACGTCCCTGGGCTGGTAACAGACCCCAAGGACTATGCCTTGAAGGAGTGGCGGAATGCCGCACTTCTTCATCCACTTCGACGCGACTCGTCGCGCGAAGCTGTGTACCATTCGGTCTGTAGCCTCTTGGTAATCAGTACTGGAGAACCATAGGTCCGACCAGTACATGACTCTATCAATGTGATCATTGAAAGGGTCTTCAACACGCCTCCTCCGGTCTTCCCGGAATAGGAGGTCGTACATCTCTTCGGACGTAAAGTCACGAAAGAGATTCCATCCGTGGTGGGATTTCCCCATCCCGGATGTAGAGCTCGTGATCCCCTTCTTTAGAGGGTACGAGCATATCCTAGAGACTGTATCTAATACAATCTTTAGAGCCGCGTGTCCTTTTGTAACGACACGCGCTTTTGAAGGTTCCCTCACCACTGTGAGGTGTACCTCTCTGAGATTCTTCACAGGTGTGTGAAGGACCTCATCTAGGCATGCATGAAACATGGCAGTGCCTATGCTCTCGAAATGCTCCTTAGAGGAGAATTCGAGGGGTTTTCCAGTGTCCATGTCCCGAATGGGGATGGGCATCTCTTCATACTTGGCCATTAGGTCAAGCATGGCTTGGGCAGTACCGCCCTGGGCCCTGTTGGATTCCCAACAGGCGGCCCCTGTGACTGTGATACGAGCTTTCGTCTCCAGTCCTGTAAAGATATGGTCAGGGATATCCCTGATCACATCATCCAAAGCCGCTTGAATTAGCGCGCCTTGGGTTTTCGTAATCTCCGGCGGTGGTGAATCCACCGTACGGAGGAACTTCCTCTTGGATCTAAGGACCACAAGGGGAGGAGGGGTCCCAGATCCTCGCGTCTGGGACAAGGTTCCTGCAAGGTAAAGCCTTGAGAAACCCTCATGTCTTGCGGCCCGATTCCATGTCGGGCGCAAGAAGGACTGTATCCATCTTGGTATACTGTCCAGCTGGGAAATCCCTTCCAGCGGTTCATCCAGGTG